TAATCTAGTATCTATAATTTTTGTATCTCTTCCATTGTATATTGGATTGAAAAGACACATAGAAATATTAGGTACATCCCGATTTATATCTGTACGAACTGTTTTTATACTTTCTATACCTTTTATTTTTTCGATTTCATTATTAATAAACCTAACATCTATTACATCCCCTAACTTTAAGTTATTAATATAATCAACTATAATTTTGTATACTTTAGATTTTAAATCTTCTTCATTAATAAGAGTCCTGGATTGTCTTACAATATGTAATTCAGTATAATCTTTGTAGCTCAATTTATTAGACTCTCCAGAGAATTTTAACGATAGATCTAAATTTAAATATATCGGATCTAAAAATACTATTTCACTGTTGAGTAATTTATAGTCTTCTATTTCTAATCTAATTTTTTCTTTTAAAGCGTTTGATAGATAATTAGATCTAGTTACTACTGAGCGATTTTTTCTCAAATTAGGAACAATAGTAAAATAAATGTTATTTACATCTGCACTATCTGCAAAATATAACTGATTGAATAATGCATTAGTATCGTTAGTGTAAGATGATAAACCTAATTCGTCATTTACATATTTTAAATAATCGTTTAGGTAGTCACTATTATTTTGTACTGTAACATCGTAAATTAAATTTTTGTAATTTCGTTCTAAAAATGATTTATAATCTGATTTAGTTGTTAGTTTATATTCAGAACTAAAAAATCTAGGAGCGTTTTGTTTTATTTCATTTACCTGTTCCTCAGAACCATAATCAGTACTGTCTTCTGTATTATTAATATTAACATTTAAAGAAGATTCTAGGTCTAAGTAATTGAGAGATTCATCTTTTACATCAGTAAGTATTTCGTCAAATTTTGTAGTATTAAAAATGTTAATTGAAGTATCTACAAAAGCGTTTTTAGTAACCTTTCCATTTACACCTGAAGATTTAATATAATAAATAGCAACCTCATCTCCAAGATTTAATTGTCGACCGTTAACATTATTACCAAATTTTAATTCGTATGTTGTATTTTCATTGTACCGAGCTTCAAAAACTCTTTCATTTGGTTTAGCTAAAAATATACTTGGAGTTCGTTTCCATTCATACCATTTATTTTCAGAATTTATTTCTTTAACATAAACTGAAATATTAAAATGATCAACAATTATATCTGGACCAGGTAATAAATTTATTACTTCAAATTTTTCCCCTATAGGATTTACAGTTGGATATTCTTGCACTGTACCTTCGTAAGTAATAGCGTTACCTGTTGCAGTTACAGTTTCAGTTGCAGTTGTTAGTTTTTCAAAAGTTAAATCTTCTGCGAATGTAAATGTACGGCCTTGGCTACTTGCAAATGTAAATTTTGGTATTGTATAGTAACCTACTGCGAGATCAGCTGTTGTCTTAACATTAATTGGTAGTACACTTGTTTGCTTACCAACAGGTTTGTAATCAATTAACTTAACTATACGATTTATATTTTCATATAAATTTGCATCATTAAAATTACTTTCCGAACTTGTTTGATTCAAATAAAACAACAACGTGTGATAAGAGTATGCGATAATATCTAGTAGAGCGGAAATATTACTACCCTCGAAATTCTGATCTGTAAAATTAAATTTGGTGTCATTATTGAGCCTGTCAATAATTAAATCCCGCAAACTTTGTGCATCAAAGCTTGCATATGCATTTACTGGTAAGTTAAATTCTGTAAAGTTTGCCATTTTTTAATATGTAAATCCTTCTTTTGTTAATGAACCAACAACATTAGTACGAGTATCATTTAATGTTGGTATGATTATACTAATATTTAGGGTATACTGATGTTCGTTAGGTAAAGCGGTAACATTAACTCTTTCTACTGTTATTCGTGGTTCGTAACTTCCTAACTCTTCAAGTATTGTATTACCAATAATATCAGCATTTTCTTTACTAATCTGTTCAAATAAAAACTGTTCTATATCTAAGCCAAAATCCGGAGCTAATATTTTTTGCCCCTTTTTGGTGTTAAAAATATTTTTTACAGATTGATATATAGCTGCTTCATCGTAATCTACTTTTAAATCTTGTTTATTTTTCTCTGCACCAACTGTATTGTTAGGTAAATAGCTATTGAGTTCTATATCTAATGAGACATCCGCGTAAGTATATTTTTTAAAAACGTCGGTGTTTTTGCCGTCTTTAAGGATGTCTAAATTAATTGCCATGTATAATTATTTAATTTAAAAATGCTAAAAACAATAAATAATTTAAATGAGTAAATTCGATACTATATTTGAGGCGCAGATTGGTCGATTTGTAAAATCAGGGCCGATTGCTGGTGACTACGTTAAATTTGCAAGTAACTTAAAATCCT